GACTTAACTAACGTTAACTCAATACTATAGTTTATTTTTGAGTTTGAGAAGGTATATTCAAGTTCACCATCCAAATCTTCTGGTAAATAGAAATTCCCTTCACCATTTTCTCTAATGATCATTAAGATATCTTTAATCATTGTTCGTAGGGCTAGACGATTCATTTTGGATTCAGTTAAATTAGTTTTTGGTTCATTTACTTCTGACGAATATATGAAAATATTTTCAATTATTATTGGTTTTATATCAATCATTCTAGTAAAAGATTCAACTTCATCCAATAAACGATGGTATATTTTTAGATTTTCAATGGATTTGGTTATATTATAAACACCATTATTTTCATCATGTTTGGATTTAGTAAACTTCAACATACGTTTCAGATGATCGTTCGTATTAAATATGGTTACGGAACAACCATAATAATTAATATCATTTTTTATTATCGTATCGTCCAATAATATGATATAGTCAAAAGAAAATAACCCATCGTCATATTGATGGGTGATTTGTTCAAGCTTACTTGAAATTATTTGTAATAGTTTGGTACTTAACATTATATTACATTAATTTTAATTTTTAACGATGATTCCCCTTTAATAACCCGGTGGTACATTCCTTCCGGTATAATATATTGTTTACCAGGTAATAATGGTTTTGGTAGTTCATTGTCAAACTGTATAAACCAACCGTCACCTTCGATCACCTCAACCAATCTATCTTCACGATCTCTATGCCATTTTAATTCTTCATCGTTCACTTTAGGTGTAAAGATACGCAATTTTTCGTTACGTTCATTAATTTTTTCTATATAAGGTTGTTTTTTCATTTTTACCAGTTACTTGAACTTTTTAATCCCAATTTTTTAGCAAATCTACCCGTATTACAGGCCCAGTACCCAGCCGTTGTTCGATCCTTCTTTTGATCACATTTATGCCTTGCTCTGAACGATTTTGCAGCCTTTTTATTAGCGTTCCTAACTCTTAAATTTGGATCGCCAAATGTCACCTTTTTAATCGTACCTTTTGGTGTTTTAACATATACCGCAAACTTTTTTGACCCACCAGGAGTTCTAAATGGACTATTTAATTTCACTTTTTTCCCTCTATGTATCGCTTCACCCAACATTTCGTCTCCTTTTGGTGAATATTCATATATTTTATCAATATCAATTGGGTCAATATCAAACCTAATTCGACTTTTATCCATTGGTCCAACTAAACCAGTTGTGATATATTTAGGTTCATTCGGGAAAATAATTGTTTCATATCTGGGGGTGAAAATAAAAAAATCAAAATCTAAATCCAATTTAGTCATAAAATGATTAACACCATCAATAAAAAAGAATTCACGTATACCACGATCAGCCGATTCACGACCAAGACCAAATCTATAAACATTACCCATAATACAATTTTTGGTTATACCATCGTTGGTTAAAGAAAAATATTTAATAGACCCAAAATCCTTAATCATATCGACCTCAACTTCATCATCAAGTTTTAACTTTTGACGTATTTCATCTATTTCTTGTTCGTATTCTTCGTTGAGGTAGATTGGTACATCCAACCATACTTGACGACCATCTTCAAGTAAAACTTTTTTACCCAAATCCGATTCAACCAACCAAATATCATCTTCAGTTAATCTTATTAAGTTATTATCATATAAATCACGAACTTCATTGATTAAAGCGAAATATTTGTCCGAATATATTCTGAATACATTTTCAGATAATGTTAACCCATTCTCAAGGTGATACATTAATTCGTTCGATATATTTGTATTTTGACTTAAACGCATTATAGTTGTTTTATCATAAATATTATAAGATTTATAAACCAATCATAAATAATTCAATTAATTAAACTATTTATAAATAAACAATTAGTTATTATGGCAAGAGTTATAATTAGCGAAGAACAACTTCGTAAAATCATACGTAAAAATATATCCGAACAAGAAGTTAACCAACCACAAGAGTCACAACAAGAACGTTGTTTAACAAATAACACAATCCCATTAGAACACATCGTTGGGTTAAACGATGAATTCCAAAATTATACATCAAAATTATATAAAAGAAGTGGCGGTATTCGTGGAATGGTTGACGCTTTAGATATATTGAGAACAATCCGTCTACATGACGAAATTAGTGATAATGGTGAAAATTTAGCATACGACTTAATGAACCACCTAAAAACATTTCAAGGAAAAAATTATTTTGATGACACCACAAGTAAATGTAGTAAAGCAATCGATAAAGTAGTTGAACTATATAAAGAAAATGAACATGGTGAAGAACTTGTTAAAGATATTGAAAAAGTATTAGGTCATCCAGACCCCTCACAAAAAACCAAGGAGTATCTTAAAGCTTGCTTGGAAATTGTTAAAGGAAAATAAACCCCAATTTAATTTGGGCTTTTAGGACCGTTGTTGATTATGGCAACGAAAAAAGGGGAGGTTCGCTACCATCCCCTTTTGTATTTTAAACCTATTTATAATAAAAAACATTATGGAAAAATTAAAGTGGTTTTTTGGTGAAATAATGAAATTATATTCACCTCAAAAATCTTATTTCTCGAAAAAAAGAATTGAATCCGGAATCGCGTTCATCATCGCACAATGGGGTATGGTCTATTACATGTATTCCAATTATTCAAAATTAAGTATGGAAGATGTTGTCCTATGGGCCGGAGTTGAATTCGCAATGGCTGGTTGGATGATACATAAAATCCAAAAAGAAAAAACTGGAACCGATTCTGAAGAAAATTAAAATAATTGGGTTAACTTAAAAACCCAATTATTTTTTCTTTAACACCACATTGTTTGATACCTTCATTGTGTGGTCGTTTTGTTTGAACAAAATTTTCTAATTCAGATAAATCCATATCGTCAACCGCAACCCAGTGTGTAACTTCTGGGTTATCTTCCAAATATTTATTAATTTCCAAAACACGAATTTTCTCAATATCGATAGTCGATTTTAATAAATGATGTTTTTCTTTATCGAAATCAATTAAATTGGGGGTATAATCGATGGGGGGTTTAATCCCACGAGTAATATACATTTCCTTCATTTGTTCCAAGGTACCATGTAATTTCCAATCCGAAGAAATAACTAAATCACAACCGGTGATTTCAATAATATTGTTTAGAATTTTAATAGACTTAAAATCAAAATTATCCATTCTAATATCCAATGGTGTTTCGGGGTTTGAATCAAAACCCTTCTTCTTAAAACGACCACCCCATTGCTCGGAAATACAAATCACGCCATCGTGATCTATAAATAATATTTTTTTCATTTCTATTATTGTTTTTATGAAGATACGAATTATTTGCAATCATTGTCAATTATCCTTGAGAAATATTGGGCAACTAAACCCATAATACCTGAAGAAAACCAGGCGATAGCTTCAGAAGTTAATCCGTCCAAGGCAATTGCTAGAAAACATCCAATGAATGAAACTACCGAGTTTAATGTAAAAATATATGTTAAAATTAAATTCAAAAAATTCTTCATGTTAAAATAATAAAAGTTAAAGGTAATGAAAAACCCAGGATAATAAAGATTAACCTGGGTTAAAAAGTGAATTTATGACTTTTTATTTCACTTCCTCGTAGTCAACATCTGAAAATTCATCACCTCCAGTTGTGTTTTCGGAATTCGTTTGTTCGGACAATACTTGTGTGATTTCATTGAATTTACCATTAAGGTTATCAATCTTATTCTGGATGTTTGTAACATCTTTATTATTGTACGAATCCTTTAATTCAGTGATTAACGTGTTAAGGTCAGTTTTTTGATCTTCAGTTAATTTATCATCAATATCTTTTACCGATTTTTCAGATTGGAATATCACACCATCCGCTTTATTCAATAATTCAACTTCTTCACGTAGTTTATTATCCGCGTCAGCATTCGCTTCAGCTTCCGCCTTCATTCGTTCAATTTCTTCTTTTGATAACCCAGAAGATGACGTAATAACAATTTTTTGTTCTTTACCGGTCGCTTGATCGTTAGCTCTTACATTGATGATTCCATTAGCATCTATATTGAATTCCACGGATATTTGTGGCACCCCTCGTTGTGCGGGTAATATACCATTCAATTGGAATTTACCAATAGTTTTATTATCCGTCGCCATTGGTCGTTCACCTTGTAGTACGTGAATATCCACCGCAGATTGGTTATCTGAAGCCGTTGAGAATATTTGTGATTTTTTGGTTGGAATTGTTGTGTTGGCGTCAATTAATTTTGTGAATACCCCACCCATTGTTTCAATACCCAATGATAATGGGATAACATCTAATAATAATACATCTTTAACATCCCCAGCTAGTACACCACCTTGGATTGCGGCACCTAAAGCAACCACTTCATCCGGATTAACCCCTTTTGATGGTTCTTTACCGAAGAATTTTTTAACCGCATCCTGGATTGCTGGTATTCTTGTTGAACCACCAACTAAAATCACTTCATCAATATCGTTAGTTTTTAATCCGGCGTTATCTAATGCCGTTTGACAAGGTTTAATTGTTCTGTTAATTAATGATTCACACAATTGTTCAAACTTCGCTCTAGATAAAGATAATACCAAGTGTTTTGGTACACCATCAACTGGCATTAAATAAGGTAAATTAACTTCCGTTGTTAATGAAGATGATAACTCAACTTTAGCTTTTTCTGCGGCTTCTTTTAATCGTTGTAACGCCATTGGGTCTTGACTAACATCAATACCATTTTCATCCTTAAATGATTCAACCAAATAATCAATAATAACCTGGTCGAAGTCATCCCCTCCAAGGTGGGTATCCCCATCTGTCGACAATACTTCAAAAACACCATCCCCTAATTCAAGGATTGAAACATCATGTGTTCCACCACCGCAGTCAAAAACGACAATTTTTGCGTCTTTTGATTTTTTATCCATACCATAGGCAAGGGCTGCCGATGTCGGCTCATTAATAATACGTCGAACATTCAACCCCGCAATTTCCCCTGCTTCTTTTGTTGCTTGACGTTGTGCGTCATTAAAATAAGCTGGTACTGTAATAACCGCTTCAGTGATTGTTGTTCCCAAATAATCTTCAGCGCTTTTTTTCATCTTTTGAAGAATTGTCGCTGAAATTTCTTGTGGTGAATATTCTTTACCATCAATTGACACTCTAGGTGAATTTCCACCCCCTCTAACTACCGAATAAGGTACGCGTTCAATTTCACTTTTTGATTCGTCAAAAGTTGTTCCCATAAAACGTTTAATTGAGTAAATCGTTTTTGTTGGGTTAGTGATTGCTTGTCTTTTCGCCGGATCACCAACTTTACGTTCATCATTTACAAACGCCACCACTGAAGGTGTCGTCCTTTTCCCCTCACTATTTGGAATGATAACAACATCATTACCTTCCATAACAGCACAAGCGGAGTTTGAAGTTCCTAAATCTATACCTAAGATTTTTCCCATACTTAATTTATTGTTTATTTGTTTATTTTTTTTGTTTGGTAAAAACATAATCAAAATCATACCAATAATCAAATTAGGACAAATTGTCAGTTTATTTTTTTATTATGTCAGTTGTTGAAATTGAAAAAATATTTTTATATTTGTCATATGGATGAAAAATTGAAATAT